TAGAAGGGTGCTAGATGAGCTTAATCCAAATAATTAACCTTGAACCTGTCTCGGATGAGGAGATGGAGGAGCGCTTTGACTTGTACTCACCGTTTACCAACACGGCAGTCAACAGTGGGGAGGATGTTCTGGAACAGACGGTAGAGAAATCGTTTGTGTCAGATGTCTATAAGACGCAGAAACTCAAATTCAAGCACCGCAGCACCTTGACCAGTATGGGAAAGAACCAGTTCCCGAAGATCCTTGTTATCGGTGACAGTGTGACGGATGGGTATCTAGCCGGTGTTGGGAAAACAGATGCGGATCTTCCGACCCACTATTGGTCGTGGGTGCGCTACCTGTTTGATCTGGACCGCAAGGACGCGAAAGCGGCAGAAACCGAATACCGCTGTCTGATGGTCGGCATGCCGGGAACAATGAATGGCAAGCATTACGGCTCCTCGTCCTCGTTCAAGCTGGATGGAAAGACGGTTGTGAACTATGCGATGGGTAAGGGCGGCTGGAGTGCAGAGGATCTGAACCTTGCAACTTTTGAGAGCGCATCTAATATTAACCCGTTCTACGATGAAAAGACGAAGGGCTTCTCGCTGAAGGCTTGTCTGGATAAGTACAGGACGTTGGCGGATAACGGCATGACCCGGCTTATTCCCGGCGAAACCGCAGGCACGGAAGTAAAAGATGCCAACGCTTATGACCTGTGCACGCCGACCCATGTGGTGATCAACTTAAACCACAACAGTTCCCTTGCAGAGTACAAAGCCAATATCCCGGATATCGTGAAAACGATCAAGCGTGAGTATCCGGATATCATCGTGATCCTCATGTCCATTGATGAGACCGGCACTTACTTCCCGGCAAAATACCCGGAGTACCGGGCTTCTGAGATCACGCTGGGTGGACTTCACAGCAAGAATGTGAGCATCTACCAGTATTTCTGCGATGAACTGCAGGATGAGGCAAACGGTGTCTATGTATGCAGTGGGCATCTGATCCAGCCTGCCGTGGAGAGTTACCCTACACTGGATTATGTGTCTGCGGATTCGGTCGGCAGACAGAGCGGCAGGGTACTGCACATGGCATATGGCCGAGGCCAGTACGGAGGTCCCAACTGGCATCCGAACAACTACGCACACTGCGCATGGGGCTATCAGCTGTATGCGCTGGTCAAGTATACACTGGCACTACAGGATATGAAATGATGCCGGAAATATCCCGGAGAAAGGAAAAGCTATGATGAATCGTAATAATTGTCTGAAAA